GCCTTATCCAGTCCAATGAGCGCCTATCCACCCTGAAGATATGGGAGGAGCCGGTATCTACGGGCTACTACGTCATTGGCGCTGATCCTGCCTACGGTTCTAGCGATTGGGCTGACCGATTCTGCATCCAGGTCTACCGCTGCTATGCCGATGGTATGGATCAGGTGGCTGAGTTTTGCACCAGCGAACTCAATACATTCCAGTTTGCATGGGTAATCTGTTACATGGCAGGAGCCTACGTCAACTCTACCCTCAACCTTGAGGTCAATGGCCCAGGGCAGGCCGTTCTGAACGAGATGCGTAACCTGAAACGGCAAGCTGAAGTTCTACCAAACGGGGATGCCAAGCACCTGCATGACGTTTTGAGCCACATGAAGCACTATTTGTGGCGTAGAAACGATACCTACAATATATCTAATAGCATTGGTTGGGTGACAACCCACTCCAGCAAGGAACGGATGCTGAATTACCTTAAAGACTACTTTGAAAGAGGGATGCTAAATGTGTATTCCACTGATTGTATTGATGAAATGAAGGGTATTGTTAGGGATAATGGCACGATTGCCGCTGCTGGCAGGGCAAAAGATGACAGAGTTATCGCTTCAGCACTGGCTGCGGCTGCTTATGCAGAGCAAATTCAGCCCCGTTTGATTCAAATGCGCCTCACAAGAGACAAAAAACAGGTCGAACCTGATGAAAGTGACAGCGCAAGTGGTCAACAAGTGCAGAAACAAGTGTCAAGTTACCTAAAAGCACTGGGTTTTTGATGAAATTCCTCACAAAACAGCAGATTATTGACAGAATTAGTGCAATGTATCTGAATAGAAACCGTGGATTTACGATGTATCAATTTACGGACTTTGCAGAGATTGATTACGCCCATTTTCGCCGTGTTTACAAGCAAGAACTGCCAATGACCGAATCCATCCAGCGGAAACTGTCACGCGCACTGACTGCACTGGAAAATGGAGAGGCTGGCCCACGCCGAGATATCGCTGGAAGGAAAAGTGTGGGCTATCACCGCAAGGAAGAGCAGCGTCCAGCAATGGCTAGAAGCATGGGATTGCAAAGTGTAGGTGGAGAAATAAAGATGCGTATTGGAATTGTAAACAAATACTCATTTAATCATAAGAAAATACTTAAATAGGAGAGCAAAATGGCTGTTTTAAAGGATTACAAGTGCCCTGTGCATGGTTTTTTTGAATCGAATGAGGCCGTATGTCCTGCTGGCTGTTCTGACGTTTCTGTTGTATTTTTGAAGCCTATTGGTGTAAAAAGCGATAAAACCAAGCATAATGACAGCACTCTGAAGAGTTTGGCGAAGGATTTTAAGATGGGTGATATTAAATCAACCAGAGAAGGTGAAGCGCAGCCGCCGCGCTACGCAACGCCGAATAATCCTTTTGCTCCGCGTTGGGGTTCGCCTGCTGAAGTTGGAAATTACAATCTGAAACCTGTTAATGGTGAAATGGTTTCAGGTATGCAGGCCGTAAAAGGAAGTGGGCAATCACTTACTGGCCCTAAAGTTGGCTCTTACATGGCCGACCATGAAGGATTGAAAATTCAAAAATGAGAATCCCAAAAGAACCTGTTGATCGGCAGGCTTTTTATTCTGACCTGCTGCAAAAATGTTTGGTATCACAAAATGAGCGCATGGCGAATTACTCAACCTTGCGCTCTTATTATTTGCATGGCGCAGGTCAAAGCGAATCTCCGGCGCATTTCAATAAAATTTATCCGCATATTGACCAGTTATCTGCTTTTATGTATTCCGCAGATACGACGCGGTTTTCAATCAATATCGGTGCTGCTGAATCCAAGTCTTATCACAAGATGATTCCTGCCCTGACCAGGGCGCTGCATGACTACTGGCTTAATAGCAATGCAGATCAAGTGTTTGGTCAGGCACTGAATTGGGCGCTTTGCTATAACAGTGCTTTTGTAAAACTGATCTGGCGCAACGGTATTCATCCTTACATGGTTGAGCCTGGTGTCTTTGGTGTGCTGCGAGAAGATACTCCATACACGGATCGCCAAGAGGCGATGGTGCAGGAATACTTCATGACAAAGAGCGAGTTATATTCCCGCCTTTACTCGCACCCAAACCGTGATGACATTATCAGCCGCATTGCATTGGCAGAACAAAACACCAAGGAATATCCAGAGGGTGTTGAGCGACTTGTAACCTCTGCAATCAGCCCGACCATTTACGGTAACGTGCAAATGAGTCTTGCTGGCACAAATACTTATGTGCCTCGCATTGGTGAACCCACGGTAAAAATGTATGAGTTGTGGGTTTTTGATGACGAGATCAATGACTACATCTGCGTCACCATTGCTGACCCGCAAGTATTTATTTATGACCGTCCTGCGGAAAGTCTTTTCCTCAAGGGTGAGCAGCCGTTTGTGCAAATCTGCCCGTCACCACAGTATGACTACTATTGGGGCCAGTCTGAAGTGCAGAGACTGGTGTTTCTGCAAGACATGAGGAACAAGCGCACAGGCCAGATTCTTGAACTGCTGGACAAACAGGTAAACCCGCCCAAAGCCATGATGGGCTTTACGGGTATTCTGGATGAAAAGAATTTTGCCCTGAATCGCGCTGGCGGCATGATTGCTTCAGACATGCCAAACGCCAAGGTGGAAGAGTTTTCACCCAACATCCCAAATGACTTGTTCCGAGAGATCGGCGCAATCGACGGGATGTTTGAAGAAGCATCCGGCATTGTCTCTGTGCTTCAAGGTCGAGGCGAAACTGGCGTTCGTTCTGCCGGACATGCAAGTCAGCTTGCCCGTCTAGGCTCTAGCCGCGCCAAGAAACGCGCTATGGTTGTTGAGGATAGCCTAGAGAAAGTAGCTACCCTCTACCTGCGAATGATGCAGGTGTATGACGATACTGCGTATGTTGACACTGATGGTAATAAGTTTATTGCTGCACAGTTTACTCCGAACTTTGTAGTGAAAGTGGACGCTCACTCTAATAGCCCGATCTTTATGGAAGATATGCGGGAGTTGGCGTTTAATCTGTTCAACGCCGGTGCGATTACTAAGAGCCGACTGATTGACCTGATGGATGTTCCGATGAAGGAAATGCTCATCGAGGACATTAAACGGGCTGAGAAGATGGCTGCTGAACAGGCTGCACAGCAGGCGGCTGCGGCACCTGCGCCGCAAACACCTGCGGGGCCAGAAACCCCGCAAAATCTTGATGTTACGGGCGAACTTAGCCCTCAACAACTAAAGGCGGTAGCATGAACCAGAACTCAGGATCAATGAACAGTCAGTCAATGATTCGCTCTGGAGATCAGCCCAGGGTAACGCAACGCGATATCAGTGAATCCAAGGCACCACCATCCATGAGCTACGTTCGTTACCAGCCTCGCGGAGCAAGTGTGCGGAACAACTCTTCCCGTAGCGGCTCAAGAAGTTAGTTAGCATTTACTTGACTTTTTAGAATAATGGCGTTTCACTACGGAAAACAGGAGTAGTTTATGGCTGTAAATAATCAAGAAGTAATGGACATGATGAAACAGAGTAGCAAGGCGAAGAAAGACGCTGCTACTGATGTTGAAACTACGCCTATTTTTGAGCAGAACGAAACTACTGCACCGATGGCCTCCCCGATGAGTACGCCGGAGCCGAAGGCTGGTGAGCAAGAGAAGGCGCGACTTAACATAATGTTGGCCTTGGACATGCTGCAACAATCCATTGGCATGTTCCCTGAAAAATCTAAAGAAGCTAAGACGCTGGAAGATGTTGTGCGTAGCATCACGATGAGTTTTGGTGAGCGTGAGGCTGATACGCGGCAACTGATACCTGCTGAAATCCTGCAAATGATTCAAACTCTGCCGCAGGCTGGTGGTGCCTCGCCTGCGCAGAGGGAAATGGCAATGGCACCGGCTGCGGGTACTACCGCGCCCCCTCTTCCAATGTAAGGAGAATTTAATGGAACTCTTCAAGCCGAAAGGTGCGCTGCAACCCCGTCGTCCGACGGATAATTCGCAGCAAAACGGCCAGATCGTCAATACGCCTCGTTTTGAGCCGTTTGGCGGACTGGATAATGGGTCGAAAGTAGGCAAGCGAAATGGCATGACCATGAGCAAGCCTGGCGACACGAAAAAAGTTTACTAAGACTGAGATAAGGGGCTGATTATGAGTCTTGAAAACTACTCTCCCGAAGCAATCCAAGAACTCGCTGCGCTTTCCAAGCGACTTGCAGAAGATCCTGCTACTCGCAAGGATTACCTGCGGCTGGCAAAGAAGGTAATGCCTGATCTGCCAGTTCCTGAGATTGAAATGGAAGAAGCGGTTGATAAACGTGCATCTGCTGCCGAGGATCGGGTTCAGCAACTTGAAGCCAAACTGCGTCAGCGTGAAGTGCGTGAAGAACTCTCAAAACGACGCAATTCCTTAAAGGAAAAGGGCTACGCTCAATCCGATGAGGAAATTCAGGAGATTGAAAAGCTCATGACTGAAAAAGGGATTGCAAATCACGAAACTGCTGCCGACTACTTCCGGTATATGAAACAGTCCGCTGTTCCTACACCTGGTTATCCGCAGCCTGTGATGTCGCGTATGGATGTTAAAGGTTATATGAAAAATCCAGTGGGTGCTGCGCGTGAAAACGCGGCTCTGGCTCTTGCGGAACTTCGCAAGAATCCTAAACCTATTGGGCTGTAAGGGGCTTTTAAAACTTCGGAGGTAAATCATGCCTATTGGCGGCGGTATTCTTCCGGCTTCTGGTACTAATCAATACAACGAGCTGACCTACGTCACTCGCCGTGCGTTTATCCCGAAGCTGGTTGTTCAAATCTATAACTCTACGCCCCTGATGGCGGCGCTGATCGCTAACTCTCAGACTGCTTCTGGCGGTGTGTCGAGCGTGACGGTTCCGGTGCAGGGTTCGCAATTCGTGAACGCGCAATGGTCGGACTACTCCGGCTCTTTCGCTCAACCCTCGGTTCAACAGGGTGCGTATAACGCCGAATTTAACCTGAAACTGCTGGTTTCTCCGGTGCCGTTCCTCGGCATGGAGGGTGCCGTGCAGCAGGACTATGCAATCATCCCCCTGATCGAGGCTCGCATGAACGATGCGACCAACGTGATGATGGATTCGATGGCAACGGCCCTCTACACCAACACCACGAACAACCAGCAATTCATTGGTCTGCCTGCCGCCGTTGATGATGGCACTGGCACGGCAACCTACGGCAACATCAACCGTTCCACGAACACCTGGTGGAAGTCGAAGCAGTATGCTGCTGGCTCGGTCAACCCGACCCGTCAGAACGTGCTGCAATACATCAGCGGCACCGTGAAAAACGGCGCTGAAGTTCCGACCTTTGGTGTTTGCGGCTTCGGCACTTGGACGCTGCTGGCTCAAGACTACGTTGGTCAAGAGCAATACATGATTACCCCCGGCTCCGGTTTTGATGGTGAAGCCAACGGCCCCCAGGCTGCTTTCCGCGCCCTGATGGTTGCCGGTGTGCCGATCTATCCTGATCCGTATTGCCCGGAAGGAACGCTCTACCTGCTGAACACGAACTATATGTCCATGTATATCCATGAACAGGCTTCGTTTGCGTTCACTGGCTTTGAGTCCACCCTGCCGAACTTCCAGATTGGTTACGTTGGTGCCGTGCTGATGATTGCTGAACTCGTCAACACGAAACCGAAGGCCATGACGAAAGTTACCGGCTATAACTCTCTGAGCCTGTAAGGAGAAACAAACATGGCACTTGCTACTAACAAGATCATTCTTGCCGGTGCAACCACCAATACTGCTGGCGCTTACTTCCAGACCGTTACTGTAACGGCTGTGGATTCTGGCAACGGCACAGTGGTTCCTGCCGGTATTTATGTAATGTTTCCCTCGGCCAACGTCACTGTGCTTGCTAACAACGGTAGCTCCAACGCTACTGTGATGGCTGCAAACACTGGCGGCGTGGTCATTTCGGACGGCGTGAACGTCTACGTGAAGAACAGCAGCGGTAACGCAAACGTGACCATGCTGGACATTAACGGCGGTCAAGCTGCTGGCGAAACTTACGCCTAAGGAGGGGTCATGGACGCAAATGCAGTAGGACGTTCATACCCGGATGAGTTTGGCAACTATCGACTGGCATCGCAAACGGGCGTAAGCCTGGCTGCGACTGGCGATGTTGCCACTCTCGTTCCTCAAGAGGCATCGAAATACATTGTTCGTCGTGTAACGCTGTCAAACTTCAGCGGCGCAGCGTCTAACGCTAACGTCGCGCTGTATCCTGCTGCGGGAGGCACCGGCACTGCCGTTGCTAACGCGCAGGTGACTTCTGGTGCTACGGCAAACACGAGTTTCGTTGATCTCACTTTGAGTGCATCGGGTAATACCACGGTATTGACTGCCAAACCGCTGTATCTGCGGCTGGTTGCAAATACCAATGCTGTTACCTGTGACGTTGCCGTTTATGGGGATATTGTTACGCTATGACCGTTTATGTCCGCAACAACAGTCAGGATACGCTTTCTGACAGCTTTGATGGAGTTAAATACGACTTCATTCCTGGCAAAGAGATAGAACTGCCTGAAGTGGCGGCAAAGCATATTTTCGGTTATGACGATGACAATAAGGAACCCTACTTGGTTAGGCTCGGCTGGATGAAGATGAGCAATGAGTTTGATGCTGCAATGCAAAAACTCTGCAAGTTTTCGTTTTCAAAAGAGCCTTCCAAGCCAGTCCACTTGTCAGCCCCTGTGGTGGAGCGAGTAGCCGCCCCTATGCCTAAAGCAAAGGGAGCGGCGAAAGTTTCAGCAATAAATGAGTAAACATGGCTCAGACTTTATCGGGTTACATTACGCAAACCCGTCGTTTGTTGCATGACGTTAATGGCAATTTTTGGACTGATGCTGAATTAACGGATTACATTAACGATGGTAGAAACACCCTTGTCCGTGATACGGGGTGTAACCGTGTTCTTCAAAGTTATACAGTTCCTTCAGGCGTTGAAACAGTAGATTTTTCTGTTCTGCCGGAAGGCACAAACACGATTGATGTAATTAACGTCAATCTGTATTGGGGTAACTCCCGTATTCCTCTGTATTACCTTGCCTGGACTGACTTTAACGCACAGTTGCGTTACTGGCAGAACTACACTGGCAGGCCGATTGCATACTCTATGTATGGCCCCAAGAAGCTGTTTATTGGGCCGACTCCAGATCAAACCTACGTGATGGAGTTTGATACCGTAGTTGAGGTTGATCCAATGGTTACTGGCGCAGAGGTTGAGGTGCTTGCCGCACCGTTTACTGAGGCCGTGCCATTCTATGCCGCATATATTGCCAAGTATCAGGAGCAATCGTATGGTGAGGCAGAGATATTCAACCAAGAATACAATAAGCATGTGCGCGAGATTCTAAGCAATACATTCACACGCAGGCTACCCACACCTTATGTAGCGGGGTACTAAATGGCTGCGGTTGAGCAGAAAAAGAATTACGCCGTAGTAAAAGACTTCAAGGGCGTAAACACCAAAAACAATCGCACCGTTATTGATAATGGCGAGTTTTCCTGGATGGAAAACGCCATGCCGATTGGCTACGGCAATATCAAGATTCTGAACGCAGCCAGCCAGCTTGCCAATGTCACGTTTGCAAATACCGTGACATATATGACCAGTGTAAACATCAATAACACTGAGTATATATTGGCATTTGAGGACAATGGCCGCGCACAGTATGTGAACGTAGGCACAGGTTCTGTTGGTAACATTGCAAATGCAGGAACATTCTCAAACACTGGCGTTATGGCAACGCAGTGGAAGAATGAACGCGCCCTGATTATTGATCCTAACAACGGATACAAGACTTGGGATGGCACTGACCTGCATGACATTGGTAGCGTCAATTCCATTACCATCAATAACGGCGGCTCTGGATACGCCGCAAATACTACCGTAACCTTTGGCGCTCCTAACCAGGCCAACGGAATACAGGCTACTGGTGAGGTTGTTGTAACAGCTAATGCAGTCTCAGAGATTGTAGTTACGGAGGCCGGAACCGGCTACACAAGTGCCCCGACAGTCACCATTACTGGCTCTGGTAGCAATGCCAATGTAACTTGCACGATCCTAGACCAAAACGGTATTGATGTAGCAACTTTCTCAGGACGCTCATGGATTGCTGATGGTAGGACTGTGTTTTACTCGGCGGCTGATACGTTCAACGATTTCTACAACGTATCTGCTGGATTCCTGACCATCACAGACTCTACGCTTCGCACAGACATTATCAGGATTCTGTCTGCAAACAACTTCCTGTATGTGTTTGGTGAGGATTCAATCAACGTATTTTCAGACGTTCGCATTGATCCTGCTACTGGCGTATCTTTGTTTACCAACACAAACGTATCTGCGTCTATTGGCACAAAGCTAAACCACGCAATATTCCCGTATTTTCGTTCAATCCTGTTTATGAACGAGTATGGAGTTTATGCGTTGGTAGGTTCCACTACGACAAAGATTAGCGATCCGCTTGACGGAATCTTCCCTCTGATTGACTTCAATACTGAGGTTAATGGAGGACAGTGCCTGATAAACAATATTTTGTGTGCCGTATGGAATTTTAAATACGACAACAATGGAACAGATGAGTGGATACAGGCTGTGTTTTTCGAGAGAAAGTGGTTTTTCTCTAACCAGCTTACTAATGGTTTTTTCATAACCAATGCGTTTGATGACAACATACTGAACGCTTATTCCACAACAGGAACAGACCTTCATCGCCTTTATTACGACGATACAACTGGCGTAGATGTTTTGATAGAAACTGCATTGATGCCAATGGGCGATCCAATCAGGGATAAGCAGGCATTAAAGATTGGTATTGAGGCTACACTTGGCAATCTTCCTGTTGTAATGGTTGGTTATGTAGATTCTGAGTCGGCACAGTCACCACCTATTGTCTTTGCAAACTCGACGCAATGGATAAATAACAGTCTTGCGTCTATTAACTGGATTAACAATAGTTCTAATGTTGTTATATGGACGAATAGTGTTAATCCAGGTGCCGGTTATTATCTGTATCGTTCTGACGCAAAAATGTATGGCAAATATCTTGGCATGACGATTACTGCAAACGCAACTCCATTTACGATCAGCGGATTGCAATACGAACACGAATTGAGAGCGAGGTTCTAATCATGGCACTTCCCGTAGTTATTCCGAATACTTTTGCTAACGCAAACGCAAGCATACCCCTTAGTCAGCTTGACAATAACTTTAGCACCGTTGCTGTTGCCATCAATGGCATGGCAAATGGCGCTGAATCGCTGTCGAACGTAAACATTACTGGCGGCTCGATTGCTAATGCAAGTCTGTCAAACGTATCCATTAGTAGCGGCAATGTCACGATTAACGTAGCTAATGTTACGACGCTAGACGCTACTAACGTAGAAGTCACCAATATCAAGGCCAAGGATGGCACGGCCTCTGCGACGATTGCAGACAGCACTGGTGTAATGACGATTGGATCGTCCGTCCTGACCACCACCGACATCAACGGCGGCACGATAGACAACACATCCATTGGCGCAACAACACCGAATACTGGTGCGTTTACGACGCTCACTACATCTTCCACGGTCACTTTAAACGGCGGCACCGCCAACGGCGTGGCCTACCTTGATGGCTCCAAAGTCCTGACCACGGGCAGTGCGCTGGTGTTTGATGGAACGAGTCTGGGTGTTGGGACGAGTTCGCCAAGTTATAAACTTCACGTTTCTGGTTCTGGTTCTGTTGTTGGTGTTGGAAACATTGGAACCGAACTAAAACTTCAGAACGCTGCTACTGTTTCTGATGCCGGTAGCGGAAGTGGATTTGCTTCTGATGGTAGTGCTTGTTCTATTGGTGCTTGGGCTGGGCCGATTACTTTTTATTCTGGCAACAATGGAAGCACAAAACTAGAACGCGCCCGTATCGACTCCTCCGGTAACGTAGGGATTGGTGGCTCCCCATCAACAGCAACAAGAACAACAGTTCAAAATTGTGGTTCGCCTGTTGGATATTGGGTGTCTTCTGGCGTTATGCAACTGCAAGCAAATGCTGTTTATAACAGCGGAGATAAATTTGTTGGTACTGGATACGCACTTTATTACGCACAAGACCCTAGCGCCGGCGCTCACGTATGGTCTACGAGTTCAGCCTCCGGCACAGCGGGAAATGCAGTCACTTACACAGAACGCATGCGTATCGACTCCTCCGGTAACGTAGGGATTGGGACGGGTTCGCCAATCAGCACGGCCAAAGTCTCAATTAAACAACAATCTGGTGGCACCACTGGTTCAACTCAACTACATCTTGAACAATATAATGTTACAGACGGTTATGGCTTGAAATGTGATGCTGTTGATGGCGATTTGACGTTTTCTAGGTATTCAAGCGGGTCGTATACAGAACGGATGCGTATCACCGCCTCCGGCGCAGTGCTGGCAGGGACTACTTCAGCATCAATCAGCAGTTCTGGCCTCAAATACGAGGGGGCAAATGGCGCATTGCTTATAGTGAGAGATGGGGCAACTCCACAGGCTGTTAATAGGCTTACTGATGACGGAAACTTAATTGAGTTCTATCAGGCTTCATCGCTTGAAGGAACAATCTCTGTAAGCGGAACGACTGTCTCATACAACGGCGGTCATTTAGCGCGTTGGTCGCAAACGACAGACAACACCCGCATCCCGCTGGTTAAAGGCACCGTAATGTCTAACCTTGACCAAATGGCTAATTGGGATGGTCAAGCAAATGAGCAGCTAAACTGCATGAAGGTTTCTGATGTCGAAGGCGATGTAAATGTTGCCGGTGTTTTTGTTAATTGGGATAACGATGATGACGAGTTTACTAATGACATGAATATTGCCATGACAGGTGACATGATTATCCGTATTGCTCAAGGAACTGTGGTGCAGCGCGGTGACTTGCTAATGTCTGCTGGTGATGGAACTGCAAAGCCTCAAGGTGACGATATTGTGCGCTCCAAGACTGTAGCCAAAGTCACATCGACCCATATTACTTGCACATACGATGACGGTTCTTACTG